TAGAACCTGATGTACCATCTGTACCATTAGAACCGCTAGTTCCTGATGTACCTGAAGATCCATCTATACCTGAAGTACCAGAGCTACCGTCTGTACCATTACTACCACTCGTTCCTGAAGATCCATCTATACCACTTGTTCCTGAACTACCATCAGTACCGTTAGATCCTGATGTACCTGAACTACCATCTGTACCATTACTACCTGAGGTACCATCAGTACCGTTAGATCCTGATGTTCCGCTTGTTCCAGAAGATCCGTCTGTACCATTTGAACCACTTGTTCCATCTGTACCATTAGATCCAGACGTACCCGAAGAACCTGAGGTTCCTGAAGATCCATCTATACCACTTGTTCCTGAACTACCATCAGTACCGTTAGATCCTGATGTACCATCTGTACCATTACTACCTGAGGTACCATCAGTACCGTTAGATCCTGATGTTCCGCTTGTTCCAGAAGATCCGTCCGTACCATTTGAGCCACTTGTTCCATCTGTACCATTGGATCCTGATGTACCGCTTGTTCCTGAAGATCCATCTATACCACTTGTTCCTGAGCTTCCGTCAGTTCCTGATGTACCTGAACTACCATCCGTTCCTGATGTTCCATCTGTACCTGAAGTACCAGAAGAACCCGAAGAACCATCTGTACCATCCACACCACTAATACCACTTGTTCCTGAAGAACCACTTGTTCCTGAAGAACCATCAATACCACTTGTACCATCAGTACCGTTAGAACCAGAAGTACCTGATGTACCACTTGATCCGTCTGTTCCGCTAGTTCCTGAAGAACCATCCGTACCATTAGATCCTGAAGTTCCACTTGATCCGTCTGTTCCGCTAGTTCCTGAAGAACCGTCTGTACCGTTTGATCCTGAAGTACCAGAAGAACCTGATGTACCACTTGTACCAGTTGTAACACCCAAAGGTGTAACAGCATATGAATAGTGTACATCACCCTCTGAGTAGAAAGTCACTGAAGATGTTGCACCTCCGATGTTTTCTACCAATACTTTAACCAATATTCTATCGGATACATCCAAAGTTGAACCCGAATAGAATGTATCTGTTAATACCATTGTTGGAGATGTACTCTGAATAAGAGCAAAATCGGTTGTGAATAATAGAGATTGAGTACCACCCGAGCTTATCTTATAAACTTGTGCAGCTGTTTGAACTGGTCCTACTGTTCTTGATAAGTGAAAGTAGAATGACCAAATTCCTGAAGGAATAACAGTAACAGCTGGATTACCAAGAGGTGAAATGTATTCACCGAATATTACTGTTTGACCTGTTAATATTGTATCTGTATATGTTGATTGCGGTAAATTATCCGCATTTGTTCCCAATACTTTGAAAGAACCATCTGTTTCAGACTGATTGAAATAATAAATCAATCCTGATGCTCTACCGTCCTGTCCTGAAGTTCCTGATGAACCACTGGTCCCTGAGCTTCCATCGGTACCACTTGTACCTGATGATCCATCTATACCACTTGTACCTGAGCTTCCATCAGTACCGCTTGTGCCAGACGATCCACTTGTTCCACCCGAAATTACGATTTCTGCTGCACCTGTACCCCCACTGATAACAGTACCACCTGAAATAGTAATACCTGTAACCGAAGTTACAGTTGTAACACCATCAGAAACAGATAAATTTCCACCAGATGAAGCTGTGTTAAAAATTCTCCATCTAGCATTACTTCTTGTAACACCACTAACACCTTCAATAGTAGACCCTGTCCATGCGTCGATAAAGTTCTGACCTGCAACAGTTGCATTGGTACAGATGAAGTTGTCACCTGAAGGTACCAAAGCACCTGAAATTTCTGCAGCATCCCAAAGTGCAGGATAGTTGTCAATTTGAAGTTGATAGGTTGTGTCGGCTGATATCACATAAACCAACATACCAATTCTACGTCTTCCTGTTGATATCTCATCACTATTGATGTATACCTGATCAGGAACCGCAAATGGTGTATTATAAGCAAACTCAATAGGAATAGTATTTGCCGAATTTGTGACTGATCCACCTGGTCCTATTGGATCATAAATTAAGTCTTGGTGCGAATAAACCTCCATGTATCCTCCAATGGATAATACAGAGAAGTTTGTACCTTGGGGGTTATCAAGCGCAACCGAATCTGGTCCGTTTAATAACGTTCCCGAGATTGGATTTTTGTACTGAAAGCTCATGTCTTTTTTATTTTTTTATATTAGGGTGTTACCTTTAAAGTAAATATCGGAAACTGATGCGTTTATTCTGAAGTCTGTGTTAGTATTTGATGTATACACTCTGTAAGTACCTGCCGGTATTGTACCACCAGTGTATTCAACAGTAATGTTATAGTATGCTGCGGTCATATTTCTTGCTGTAAGCGCGTTTGGATTACCCGCGATGTTTGTAGAAATCTGACTAATCTTTTGTCCATTAGTTGCTCCTGTTGAAACGATCCAAGTATACCATGCATTTCCTGCTGTACCACCTGAAACTTTTGTTGTTTGGAATAGGTATGCGTTTATCGGATTACCGAAGGCATCGTTACCTCCCGAAGTCGTAGAAATAGGACCTGTCAAGATAGATGGTGCAGTTACACCCCATCCTGAGAACGATAGGTAAGCATTAAACTGATCATTGAATGTGGTAGCATTAGCCGTTGTTGGGGTATTGATCCAGAATCCTCTAAACGAAGATCCTTGCGATGACATCCATCCGTTGAATTGTGCAGTTGCCGCTTGTGGTTCAATCAATAAATAACCTTGTAATGGAGCTGGTGTTGGTGTTGGCGTTGGTGTTTCAGTTGGTGTTATTGTTGCCGTTGGCGTTGGAGACTCAGTTGGGGTCATTGTTGGACTCGCTGTGGTTGTAACCGAAGGTGTTGGTGTTGTAGTTTCAGTTGGTGTTAGAGTTGGCGTTGCAGTTTCTGTTGGAGACGGAGTTTGCGTAACTGTTTCAGTTGGAGTTATAGTTGGTGTTGGAGTTGGGGTCATCGTCTCAGTCGCGGATGCGGTGATTGAAGGAGTTGGTGTTGGTGTTTCAGTAGATGTTGCCGTTATCGAAGGAGTAGGAGTATTTGTTGGTGTCTCAGTCGGAGTTGTTGTAGGTGTTTCTGTGTTAGTTGGTGTTACACTTGGTGTGTTTGTAGGCGTCTCAGATGGGGTTGTAGTCGGAGTTTCAGTAGGCGTCTCAGTTGGTGTTTGAGTTGCAGTTGCTGCTGGTGTTCCTGTTGGTGTTTGAGTTGGTGTTTCAGTAGGTGTTGGCGTTTGAGTTGGTGTCTCACTTGCAGTCTGGGTTGGTGTTTGAGTTGCAGTTGCTGCTGGTGTTCCTGTTGGCGTTTGAGTTGGTGTCTCACTTGGCGTTGCTGATAATGTAGTTGTTGGTGTCGGTGTAGTTGTTGGTGTTTGAGAGGTGGTAGGAGTTGGTGTTTGTGTAGGGGTTTCACTCGGAGTAGTCGTCGGAGTTGGCGTAGGTGTCGGAGTTTCTGTTGTACTTGCAGTAGGAGTCGGGCTAGTTCCAACAGTTGCTGTTGGTGATGGAGTAAGTGTTGGTGTTGGGCTGGCAGTTGGAGTTGGAGTGACACACTCGAAGGTGATTACCACACCATTGAACATGTCAGTTCTTGTTTGAGCAGAATAAGCTAAAGTCGCTCCTGTAAGACCTATTGGGAAAGTTGAATAATAAACATCAAATGGACCTAAAGCATTCGAATTCGAAGCTAATCGCACTATGTAACTTGTACAGCCTGTTACTGTAAGTTGTTGTTCTATTGAGTTGTCACATCCTGGGGCATTATTAACAACGAATATCGAATAAAGACTCATTCAAGATTTTTTTTATAAATACCCTTTTCTACTAATTTATCATTGATATTATTACAATTATTTTTCTCAAGCTAGAATTACCTCGCAGTTAGGATCCGTTAAACTCAATGATGTAACACAAGAAGCTTCAACGGTTGATAACCCACCAACCTCACAGGATGAGGAACTAATTGTAATATCTGTGACACAAGACACTGTATGAATAGTAATCAAGAATGAACATCCGAATCTACATTCTAAAAGTTCCATCCTTTCACAACCATTTGCATCAACCATTGTTAAAAGAATGGCAGGTGCAGTAGCAAACACAGATGAAAGGGTCGCACCTGTTTGCGGAGGTATAGGATTACCTGAGGTAATTGTATAAATCAGGGTCTGATAGTTACCATAAATGTCTGAAACATAAACATTTATTGGGTATGTACCCCCCGTTACTGATAAAATTTCTACTCTTGTCATGACAAACACCTTATGTCGTATAATATAATTAGTTCAACAATCACTTCTTGGTTACCCAAGATGGCTTCCGATCTATCGGTTTCGATTGTAATTTCACTTGTGAGTTCATTAATCGTAACTTCTCCAATACCAGGAATTGTTTCGAGTAAAGATTGAACTGTATTATACCACAATGAATCAGGTGCCGCGTCAACTAAACTATTGGATACATAAAACTCTTGGTCAAGTTCAACACCCAAAGGTTGCACTTCTACTCTTGCAACGAAAGTAGCGGTTACAAGATCACAATTTGTTCTTCCTGATGTGAGCTCGTCAAATCCACCATTCATTATCTGGGCAAGTCCTCTTTTTGTACCCGCCGCGAATGAGAATGTTTCTTCACCTACCAAGTAAGTTTGATACGAAACATAATTTTTATCACAATCGATCACTGTTGATCTCGTTTGACTACATCCAGAAGAATCTATAATCGTAATTGAGTAGGTTCCTGCCGTGAGACCTGTAGCAACGATATCTTGAGGGTTACCCGGTACGTTATCTGACCATTGGTACGTGAATGGTGGAATACCGTCAGATATAAAAGCGGTTATTGAACCATCAGATCCTTGTCCACATGATGTTGTGTATAGGTTATAAATCAACGGAACACTTGTATTGACAAATACTTGTTGAGTTTGTGTACAACCTGAAGCATCTGTTACAGTAATTTGGTGTTGTCCTGAAGAAACGTTCGTAAAAGTTATCGCACTTGCTGTTGTATCTAAAATATTTTGAATTCCATCTAAGGAGTAATCGAATGGAGAAATACCTCCGACTGATTTTTCAACCAACACAATTCCATTATTTCCAGCACAGGTTGTACCTGTTGTTGTTCCTGTAATTGTAAATGAGTTACTCGAAAGTATTGCGGATTCTTGTAAGAAATAGCATCCATTACTATCTTCGAGGATCACAGTGTAGGTACCTCCTGATAGTTCAGTGAATGTATATGAAGCTGCATTAGATGTAATTGAGAAAGTGGATGCGTCGGGATAAATTAATGTAAACGTGTATGGTGAAGTACCCCCTAAAGCAGTTACTAAAATAGATCCGTCAGCATTACTACATGAACTTGGATTAACCGATAAAATAATATCAGATATTCCATTTTCAGTGGCTAAATCGATACCCGCACTAAATTTACACAAAGCAGCATCAGTCACTAAGAAATTATATGATCCCGCAGGAACTCCACTCAAACTGAAACTCTGTGAATATGACACATCAATTTGTCCTGTGGATGCCGAATAATAATATGGGCCTGTACCGCCAGTTATTGTCATGGTTATTACACCATCGGAGTTTAAACAAGTAGGAATATTATCTACGACAAATCCTCCAAGACCAACAGGATCTACTTGACCTATTGATTGTTCCCTAATTTTTGAACATCCGGTTGCATCAGTAACTTTTACTGCGTAAGTACCAGCTGTTAGTCCCGTAAGAGTACTACCAGTTGAACCATCATTCCAAATGTAAGTCCATGGTTGTACACCTGTTTGTCCCGTAATAATTAATTTACCTGATGGTTGTCCACACTGTGTATCAGGGACAATATAGAAACCGAAATCAACTTCCACAGATGGATTCACAATGAATGTTTGTGTTGTTCCTGTACATCCACCAAAGTCTACTGCCTCAATGTAATATGTTCCCGCAGAAAGTTGTTGGAAAGTAACGGTTTCAAGTGAAGTTGTTGCTGATTGTAAAAGTTCCCCATTGAAAGTGTAAAGAAAGTAAGCACTCTCTGAAAAGTTAGATGAGTCTTGAACAGTCACACTTCCATTTGATTGGCTACATGTTGTTGCTGACACGTCTATGATTGTTGCACAGTTTCCTGATGAAACAGGAACGTTGACATCAAACTCCAAGTTTACAGGCATCGTAGAGTCATTAACTCTGAATGCGTAAGTTCCCGCTGAAAGACCGTTTGCAAATGCATATGTCAAATTAATTGACAATGGATCCAAATAATCGTAATTATATGCCAGATAATTCGAATATCCCAATGGTGGTTGCCATTGAACTGTATACGGAGGAGTACCTCCTGAAAATCCGACTTGGATACTTCCACTTCCGTTGTTTTGGCAATCGCCCGTGACAAAAACAATGTAATTAAACGACGCCATTTGCACAATTTATTGAAATGTTTATCCCAACATTGAGTGTTAGAAGTGTTTGAAGATTTTTTGGTATACAATCCATATTTGTAACGTTCAAAGTGTTTCCATTTAGGAAATAGTTCAACCCATAACGATATAAATTATCTAAATTATCTGCCAAACTGTTTTTCCAAAGACTATTAGTAGGTACATCATTCAATCCATCCCCTTGATAGAATGGGTATAGGATTATTTGTTCGTCCCCTAGTTTTAAATCTACATACCAAGTTGTGGAAAGTGTATTTGTTATACAATCATTCAACGTTAATTCTTCTTCAGCTAAATATGTTTGTAGTGATTGTGCAAGAACCCCTTGGAAATTTGTGACAGTGCCGTTTCCGTTCAACCATGGGAATACTTTGAATTCAACAAATTCAGTTGAACAATCGTAATTGAAACAACTTCCCACAATATAACATGCGTCAGCCGGTACGGGAACAAACTGACATCCTCTTTGTCTTCTGTAAACATACTTCTGTTTTTGGAAGATGGAATTCTCGAATCTTGTACCTGAATTCCAAATTGTTGTTGCCGGAATCATCTGCTCAACCAACTTCATCCAATAGGGACCTAAGCCCTCAACATAATCAATCAGTTTTTGATATGTGTAATTGTTATTTGGTATTCCAATGGTATTTTCCTGTTCCAAATACTTCCAAAATATCGATGAAAGTGTTGGATATCCCCCAGTGTGTCCATCGGTTATGTACAATCTATTTCTTACATTAATCGTATTCTGCCAAAATGTCTGTGCAAACTCAAAGAAAGTCTTTTTCTTAGGTTGTGGATTGATGAAAGTCCAATCTACCCCTCCGATTGTTGGAAAAGGTGTAGTCATTCCTGTTTCAGGAATTGGATAATCATAAAGTCTCGATTGATTCCATACATCATACACCAAACCTTGACCTGGATTGAGGTATAAATCAACATTCTTCACATTTAGAACAAGTTTTTCCTTATCAATATAATAATAGGCATCATAACCAGCATCTGTGGAAATTCTAAGATCCTCATCATCAGAGACCCATGACTTTTTGTTATCAATCGTTTTCTGTAATTTGAATCCCTCAGTCATGTAAGGGAAATCTCTAAATCTTTCTAAATAGATCTGACCATAAGTGAAGGGTTCTAAGACAGTTTGGAAAGTAGGGTTGGTTCCTGTGAAAACATTCTCAACTAACGGGATTTCAGGACTCCTATGTTGTGGTGTTGATTCGTACCAACCCGCTCCAACTTGGAAGAAGTACTCTTCGTTTGGTGTTGGCGCCTTTGGATATCCCTCAATGTCCATAGGAAAGTCAGATAATCCAACATTGACCTCCTCTAATATTGTCGTTGATGTGAAAGCACTGTAAACCTGACCTTGAAGCTTATATGTTACTGTTGAAGATAAACTTGGAACATTATCTACGTATGTTCCACCTGATATCTTTGCATATTGAACGGCAAATTGATCTAAATTAATTCTTTGATCGGCAACATATATGTTTTCATTGAATTCAATCAACGCTTCAGGTGCTCCAACCAGTCTCAGAAGAAACTCTACTGATCTTCTCGTACCCTTAGATCTGAATAGATAACCCGAGTTTAGAATAAGATTCCTATAGTATTGGTAATTCAATTCAGTTGGAGTTAAAGCTCTAGCATAACCCGGGTAAGCCGGTGCATTTGTCTGACCGAACACAGAATCCAAAAAGTTTTCATTTGTAATCGGTGATATATTTGGTTCCCAACCTAAAGTCGCGGCTAAATTTTTCAATAACAAAGAAGGAATGTCATTCTGAATGGTGTAATTAACTGAAGTCATATTAGCCATACCATCAATGAATAATTTAACTTGATCGAAACTCCTACCGTAGATTTGAAGAATCTTTTCAACCTTTCTATCCTTTGTATCAAACTCCTTGAATGAGTCTTGAATCAAGAAACGCGAGATTAAATTAGTCTTGTACGAATCAAGTTCTTCTGAAACAAATGCAAGTTGTGTTAAGTACTCATCAAAAGCATTGGTCCTGATGTCCAAGTTCCATGTACCCTCCAAAGGCCAAGTTAAAGTTGTAAAGTTGTTGTAGAACTGACCGTTTTCATCCTCACTAGGCACCTGGAATACCGCAGTGTAAGGCGGTTCTATCAATCTATTGAGAAGGAATTTTTCAATCTCATCGAATGACTCGGCAAATACTTGGTCCACTACTAAATCATTTGGTCTGATGTGGTAGTTGGAAGAATAGGTTGTTGCTGTTGTTCCGAACGGTGATCCCGAAACATAAAATGTTAATGTACCTGTCGCCAAACTATCTGAGGGTTCAAAAGAAAGGACTTTGAAGATATCGTAAGGGTTACTTGTGTTACCTGTATTCGTGATCGCAACGCAGTAATCAAGATAAGTACTGTTGAGGTTCCTCAACGGTGATGTTACAATCTCACGGGCTAGTATATTTGTTGCCGCAGAAATCGAATAATCAATCATAAAAGGATTTGTCAATCGATCAACATCAACAGAAAATATTGTTTCATCGTTTATCCCATCGTAAACAATATTATATGCAGTAAAACCAGTCAAAGATTGTTGGTTCATGAACCTCACATCTAAAGAAGCCGGAAACTTATTGATAATTCTTGTAACAGATACTTGTAATCTTTTAGCCAAAGAACCATACATAGAGAAGTTGGTAACTTCAGTCAAATCCAAATTCGGATAAACTCTAAATTCTTTTGCAAAAATCAATCTGCTCTCCGCAAGTTGATCCACTTGTAAATCTTCTAAACTGATAGGTTTTGAAAAGGCACCAATATTAAATTCACGGTTAACTTTTTCTGTAATACCTGTTGTAAATTCGAAATTACCTTGCGTAAGACCTCCACCCTCAACAGTTTGTAAACCTACAATATTGTCGGAGAATGTACCAGCCCCACTACCAGGTCTAGGTGGATAAAAATATTTTACTTGTTGAGCCATTAACTAATAATCGTGTTGAAGTTTTTACTGAAATCGATATTATCACCTCTATTTTGTCTAACCTCATATAGAAGATCATTGAATTGGTCCCTAATTTCAAACAAGTTGTATTGTCTGAATATATTGTTGTTAGAGTCATAGATGGTGTAGATTCCATCATCAATAGACTTGGTCTGATTTCCGTAAAGTGCGATTGCTAGTGTTGAAACATCATACTCAACCATCTCAATATCGATTGTTACAGGATTGAAAAATGTATTCGTCAAAATAATATCTTGATCAGGTTGTCCAATGTATGGTGTAGCGTTTGGTTTGTTCGTAGGTGATGATGATGGTGATAGGGTCAAGAACATAAGATTCGCAGTACTATCCGTATATCTGTATCTTATCGATTTTTGTTGTGTGTTTACTTGATTCGTAACAACAGGCTCACAGAAGAAATTCGATGTTACAATTCTGAAGAAGTTAGGAATCTTAGTTCCATCTGCGTTCAAGTATTCGATTCTGAATCCAACAAGTCCCTGAGGTACAAATTTGTTTCTATACTCTTGTGGTATGAGATTAAGATCTAATACTAATCCTTTCACATTTGGTAAAGCACTTAACACACCACAATCAATGATTGTAGTTCTCACTTGAGCAGGTCTAATAAGAAGGGTATAAATTCCCAAAGCATTGAACTCTGTTGCCGGTAAAGTTAAATTGTATAATCCACCTAAAATCTCGACAGATGATCCACCGATTTGTTGGTTACTAAAATAAGGGCGTAGTAAAGTTTTGGCATCGAGTTTTTTCAAAACGAAGTTGTTTGTTACGTCTCTTGACGGAGTATAATTCAAAATTATCTCCATATCGTCTGGTGAACAGTCAGCTGGTCTTATTGTTCCGTATGAAGCTATCGCCATTTTCTTTTGTTATTTTCTATAAATAGTTTATCTGTTTATTTGGTTTCAACATTGAAGAATCTATATCCATAGTTTATTAAATCCCCCAAGTTATCAACCTCACCTAATCTTTGTATTTGTTCATATGCCGAGTTCTTACCCCTTTCAACATATAAGTTTGTCACAATCTCAGCATCTCCAACCGCTTTTTGTAAAGCAGGATCTTTGTAAAAGAATTGAGCCGTCAGTTCATTTTCGGTGAATCCTGAACTCTTAACAAAGAATCTTGTTTCACCGTTAGCAAAATCATAATAATCAACATTCTGAATTGTGTATCCCGTCACAACAAGTGATATATCATTTATCACTCCAAAAATCCCTCCGTCTTTAATTACAGGAGCACCAACAATAAATTTCTGTGGACCATATTGAGCCAACTCTTGGATTCTAGAATTAGTCAAACCTGAGACTGTATATGGAACTGTTGTGAATGTTGATGACACCTGGTCTTGAACGTTATTCTCAGCGTCTCCTGAAAAAATAAAATTGTAACTTATAGGTGTTGCAGACCAACTTCCTGTATTTGAAATAAAGAAAGCAGTCCCGTTAGGATTTATTATTGTGGCATCTCTGAAAGGTGTTACGATTTCTTTTTTTACAATGTTCGTACCCCATGGATTTTTCTGTGTCAATGTTATTGTATAAGCACTAACCACCGTAGGATACTGATGTGAAATATATGCAGGTGTGAGTTGATCAAAATTATTATTTGGTGACCCATCTCCCCAATCTATTGTATATGTGGATAGTTCAAGAAACTTCTTAAATTCATCTGAGGTATTATAAACATGATAAAGATAAGGTGCTGAAGTTGTTGCCGAGAATATGAAATTGGTAACAACATCTTTTTGATAAACAGCTCCGTCAAAAGGAGAATAAAATCCACAATCCAATGCCGTCTCAGTGATCAAAATGGGTATCGTCAATCCTGTTAATAATGAAGATCCACCAGGTCCCGATGATAGAACTTGTGTCATCGCAGAGTAAACTCCAACAGGTGTACCTGAATAATTTACAGTGAACAGATCTCCTTGAATAACCTCAGGTGATATAATGTAATTGTAATCTGGCATTATGGATTAATATATTCATACCATTTTATGGGTGTCAATCCCCCTACTCTTTGTGGTTGTATGTTGAATGTATCAAAAACTTGATATGTTCTTTTTTCGTAGTCTAAATCCAACCTATAATAAAAATATTCACTCTGTGAGAAATTATATTTGTTCCCTAATATAGATGACTGAGGTCTATTCATCATTCTCACAAATTGTCCTATCTTAGCATCAAAGAATTTTGCTGACATATAAAATCTTGATACGTCCAAAAATGTTCTCTTCTTCAACCAGTAAACGAAGAATCCCTCTTTATCACCAACATAATTCAAGATGAATTTAGGTTTTCTTATGAGGACATTCGTTGTCTGCATGAGTGTGTCCATTCTCTCCCCTTGTTGAGTTGGGATAATAATTGTGACATAATTTGTTTGTTCAGTTTCCAACGGACTGTCATAAAGATCCAATTTAAAGAAAGAGTTTCTGAAAGAGTTGGCATAATAGTAAATCTCTTGTGTTGTGAATCCTTCAGCCCTATAGTCTATTTTCCAATTATTAACATTAGTCAGACCCGCCCCCTCATAAAAATAAAACTCATAATTAATTTCAGTTGAGTTTTGGAAATCTGCATGCGCAAATCTATTAACCTCGAAATCTTTGTCAGACGCTAATAGTTCTTTTATTGCTTTGTCTTGAAACGCAACAATATCCGCCTCTGTATCCAAATACTCCCAATCCAAATTGATTGGAATATTAATACTGTTGTTCACAGTACCTGAAAGTAATATTTGTTTACTCACATTCATCTACAATAGGTTTAGTTACAACAGTTGTTGTGTTTATGCTGAAACCACTTATTGGACCAAACTTAGGTCCGGCTGTTAAGACTCCTCCGATATCGTATCCACCATCAGGGATTAATCTGAATTGTGATGCGTTGAACGGATAATGTGAAAAATTCAAAAATGGAAAGTCTACACCGTTGTCTTGTTCATCAATGAATCCGTATTCATATACGTCCCTCCACATGAACTGTTCATAAGCATTTGAATAATATGCCCAAAAAGGAACCTGATCAGCATTTCTCAATTCACCTGTCTCCACATAATTAGAAAACGCACGAATCACCATTCCTATGTGAGGTTGGTAATAATATCCACTTGGATTAGTTGTGGCAACTTGTTCACTTTTGAAGATGTCTTGGTTGTATTTGATTTTTTGATAGTATGGTGAAATAATTCTTTCTTGTTGTGTTATATTATTCCATTCACACCAATCACCACATAGAGTATCACCAGATTTAAAATCCAAATTATAGTAAAAGTCCTCAGTAGACCCGTTTGTCAATGTGTATGATGAGTATCCAATGTTAGAATTAGATTTCAAATTATTACTATCCCAATATAAATTATTCCTTTCAGTGATATTAAATTGCCAACCTTCTTTTACTCCCGTTCCTTGTGTTGGTTTGTTGAAGTATCCTGAATATCCTTTGTTGATAATTGTCAAAAAGATTTCATTAAGTGGTCTTTTTTGATTGTCCAACAAATTTTCAATATTCAAATCATAGTTTGTCGTGAACGTATAGACTGATGATGCATTCTTCTGTGAAATCCTAGAAATATTATTAGGGGTTAGTGAAGAAAATTCGAATTTTTTATTTGCAGTAAATGGAACTTCTTCAAAACCTGTTTTAGTTACAACAAGATCATTAGCATTTGTAATTATCTTATGCATCTTTACGTAATAAGTTGACTTGGATTCTCCCGAGTTAGTTATATCAACTATTTTCTTAAAGGTACCCTTAGAGTTATTTACAAATGTAGTTCCAGTATATCCAACATCAGTCATATTGAAGATGTAAAGGTATGATCCAAATGTACCGTCACCTAAGGTATTAACTTGAAAGACTCTGTTACCATCATAATTTATTGATAATTCAACGTAGTCTCCAATCTGTAAGTTATGTTCCGCAATACAAACAAAAGAAATATAATTTGTTCCACCGAACTGTAATTTCTTTACCACAAAAGGTATTCCATCACCTGACAACCAATTTGAACTATTGATACCGTCTGTCCAAAACATTTCCCTTGTAAAGTTATTACTATCAGGTAGACTTAAATAATAGGACCAATTATAAGTGTATGCACTTTTGGCAACGTATGTTAAGTGTTGATCTTGTATGTTAGGTCTGAAGAACTCAAATTCATAATACTGAGGAAATCCTCTCCAAATACCACTCAACAAAGATCTTTGAGTATCAACGTAGTAAAGATTGTATAAGAATGGAATATATTCTGTCGTCCCCGTGTAAGCATTTTCATAAATTGGACTTACTTTAAAGGTAGGTCTGAAAGTTGTTGATGCTTGTCTTTCCTCGTTAAATAAAACCGCTAAGTTTACTGAGGCAACACGATCATACTCTGTTAATTCGTTTTCTTTCGCATCAAAAGATACTTGAAGACTTTGGTCTACAGTTGGTGCTGATTTAAATCTCAGTCTACTTGGTACTATCGTTGTTGGTCCCATCATTCAGTTGCAACATATTTTTTAATAAATCTGTTCATGGAAGACTTGCCTACAGATAAACCAAAGTAAAAATGATAAGGTAGTCCTACAGTGAAATATGTGTTTAAGTTTACAGGATCGTAACTCGGTGAATCACTTGTATTTTTATCACCTTCAAATTGATATGCCTCTGCCAATGTACCAGGTTGGAACAGTACGTTACTTCTATTGTAGATGTACCCTCTCATGAAATCAGCCTTTGGATTCTCACCCATGAAATAATTCGAATTAATATCAGTTCTATTGAATCTTTGATAATAGCTTTTCTGTATTGTATTTGTTTTCCACTCGTTTTTTTCTGTACCGAAAATTGAATTACTATCTTTTGTTGTCCAAGAGTAGTAAGGTATCAGTTGTGAGTTACTTCCCAAGTAATCATAAATTGCATTATTGTAGTCAACGTTATCATTCCTAATCAATCTTCTCGGAGATACTAAATCACGTGTTTGTGTTTCAGATGAGAAAAATATTCCCATAACAGGATTTTTACTTCTGTCCTGACCTACATAGAATGGATTGTTAACATTCGTACCTGATTGAGCAGTGTAGGCTTCAAAATTAAATTCTTGAACACCTAACTCAGAATTTATAGAAATCATCTGAGCATAGTCTCCATCAATTTTTGATTTAACTCTACTGAAGAAAGAATTTACTGATCCATCCCCAAGACCAATGATATTCGCTAACCAAGTGGAACTAACTTGTCTCGAAACGATAAATAGACTCAATATGTCTTGTGGGTCATTGAATGATGTTGTAGGTATTTTATTTATATTATACCCATAGAAGTCTGCATTCAATGTAACCTCCTGTGTGAAAGCATCTCTTGGCCCCATATCCATAATTGTTGTAGGGAATAAGATTTCCTTTTCGTTTCTTGTTCTTCCTCCTGTTCTTTGTTTACCAACGAAGTTAGAACCTGTGAATGGAGATGATCGGTAATAGAAATTATTAGTTTGATTATGTAATAACACAACGTCATTACAATATTCATTGTAAGGACCGTTAGGGTCAACAGGATCAGTTGGTGGTTTGTAGAATCTTAAATTTCTAAATGGAAAATGATACAATACTCCATTAACCCAATTATTGATAAAGGTATGTCCAAAGACACCCCTACAAGCAGCAAAATTTATTCTTGTCCTGGCCTTGAATTCCCCAAGTTGTTTGAAATCATTCGGAAGAGACAAGATAACCTTACTAACAAAAACATAACAACCGCCTTTAATTACTGTTTTCTTGTAACAATTATCTGTTTTTGGATAAACACCAAAACTTTCAGAATCACCAGAATAACATTTTAACGGTACCAGTCCTTGACAACTGAAAGTACTTGCAAATTGTTCTTCGTATTCACTCAATTCCTCAGCCGCGTCGTTTATCAAAAATGATGATCCTTCAGTATCGTAAGACTCTACCACACCTTCGTCAGATATGAAATAAAATGCAAAATTTGTATTTTGATGTAATAGGTACGTATTATTCAGATATCCTGATCTTGATGTGGATGTTGGAAGTCTGTCCGTTCTCATCACAATTTTTTGAGTATTTGCCTGAACGTTCATCGTTGTGGCAGTTGAATATGCTGGTGAGAAATAAACGTATCTATCATATCTCAGGGATGCTAAACCTTCTTCCAAGCTTCCTCCGACAGAAGCAAAGAAATATGATCCTCCCTCTACGTATTCATCATTCCAATAACCATTCATTTTTTTGCCTTGTGACCATGGTTGTCTACTATAATAAGATCCAAAAACTACCCAATATGGATTCCAATCTGGTACACCCAACGTTCTATAATTCGGTTGTAAACTTACAATTGGATAAACAGACATCCCAAAAACATTGACAGATGTATTAGCCTTCACATAAGCACCATTACTTCCTGAGTTGATATCAATTTTAGAAGGAGTCAAAATAGAATATGTGTTAGTTGGAGATACCTGAAAACCATTGTTACCAACTTTAGTCGAATCCAAAGAAGAATAGTTTGTATGCATGTTCGTGCTGTAACCCGAATAATTTGATCCTGTATCAAAAATGTATGAATCAAAGAAAATAGGGTTACTTTCATTCGAGGAATATTGGTCGTGTCTTGGTAAAACAAGCCCAGTCTGTATAGGAATATTCAATTTATATTTCGATGTTACTTGTACGGTTCCATAGGGTTGTCCACATATTCTTGATATATCTACGGTAGTTGTTTGTCTTGTACTATTAGGATCAACCCCTCTTTGTAAAATGACAACCATAACCTCTTTGTTGTCAGGTATATCAAAATATGGCCTTGTTACATTATTTGGTAACCACGTTTTGGCCCCTTGCCCTAAACCAAAAAATCCTGTTCTAACATGATGTTCCTCCCATGTATACATTGCACCTCCAATATATCTTTCATTGAGACTTCTCTGACCCGAATAAAGTGAGGGGTTTAAAGACGCAAAATTTTGATATGTCATTGCTGTTATGACCTGAAAATACTCACAGTCGGATTTGGCCTTGACATACATCAAGTATTTCGGTTGTGAACACGTTGCTGTTGTTATAGTAACACCTTCATACGGAAATAAATCATTGACACAAATCGATCCTGGTGTCGGTGTTGTTCCCGAATGATAAACACCGTCACAATCGGTATAATACCAAAATTCACCATCGGATATAGTAGATACGCTACCCACCCAACAATTTTGAATTGTGTCAGCACTTTGGTTAACAATGTATTGTTGATTTAATAATTGATCAGGAAAATCAGGGTTCGCGTAATTAACTGTTATTGATCTTAGATTTTTAGCGTATCCCGTTGATGAGCTAAATCCTGAGAAATTCGTTGCGGCTTGACTCGTGTTAGGATCTAATGAATTGAATGGGTTTTGAAAGGTCATCATCCTACCTGTTACAAACTCTTCGGCAGAAGCGGGATCACACAGTATCGTGATTGTATTGTCATAATGGTACAAGCCTGAGTTTGCGCTTATGTCAGAAGCAACATAAGTCCTCACTTGATTCCAACCACCTGTATAGTTGAAATAATTGGCTTTCATATTGAATAGATTCAATCTTTCTGAGAGTGTCAAATCCATAGAGGCGACAGGTCGATTACTTTGATCTCCAACAGGCATCCATATAGTCGCTGGTGTTCTCTGTCCTACAATACCTTGGTTGTTTCCCGCAATTATTCTTTGTAGGTTTTGTTGTTGTGCCGCCATAGGGTTTTCAACTGTCTGTATTCTACAAGCATTTCCCTGATCTTCAGCACTGAAAAATGTTGTTGAATAATATTTGAACCATGGATCATCTTGACAATATTGTTCATCAAACATATTTCCATATGAAACAGGATTTGGTGAATCAACCAAGAGAGTAAGAGAGGTTGTTTTTAATGATTCTTGAATAAATGCCGTAGTACTCACATTTTCCTCAGGACTTTCTTCAGTACAACTACATAACTCACAGTCAGGATATATTATCGTAGGTAATGAAATGTTCTTGAATGGATTACCCAACGAGTTGAATATATCTCTGAAAGATGGCGGTTTTGGACAGTTTATATTAACAAATGGTATTGCATCAACTATTTTACAGAGAATATAAACAAACGTCGCTATAGTACCGTATACAAAAGTGATTAATATCTTTAGGATCGGCCATAGGAATGCCAAAATATGAACCACCACCATTAATGGTACTAATAAGAGGGTTATAAAAGAAAAGAAAAAATTAAAAATGATAAAAATCAAATCGAAGTTTTTCACTCCATCGTTAGTTGGAAATCTATTATTGGTCGAATCACAAGTTGAATCTAATATTTCTTTGATACCAAGAAACCTTCCTCGGTTGGCGCCATTATGATAACCATCTATGAATTGTGATACAGTATAAACTTTATTATACCCGAATTGATAAAATGTGTCCTCGCAATTTATTGCGGTTTGTGGACTAGCATAGTCATTCCAATCTAATGAGAATGAGTATGATTTCTGAAACTGTTGCCATTGTGTTACCGCACTATAATTTGGTGTATAAATCGGGCTCTTTGGATCTGAAAAATCCGCAGGATCGATAGCCGAACTTGTCCATCCATATTCTCTGATATTAGGTACTAAATAATAAGCCCTCTTCACCTGTTTACCTAGATCATCTTCTTGTTCCCACTTGATTTTGAATCTATATTTTCCTTTCGTTGGTATACCTACATTGGGATCTAATGATATTGTTTTTTCTCCGAACTCATTCGTTACAATATAATCCAAATTCATAGGTACATCTACAAGGAATGTTCCGTCCCCATCAATTACCTTAGCCCCGCCATCAAACTCATAAACTTCCAAACCTGGTCGTCCGTTAGAATCCTGGCCAACAGTCTGACGAATACATAATATTTCACCAGGACCAGATACCAAATCACATAGATTACCTGCCTCAGTCGAAGGTCTACAATTTTTTCTCAGAACTCTTCTGTCACTCGCAGAAATTACTGAACCCATGAAAACAGCTGTTGGTTGGATATCGATATTTGCTTGTTCTCTTAAATCAAAATCTACTCTATTAATGGCTATTTGACAAACTTCAGGTTGTCCCCAAAGTGGTGAAACGTCTATGTTGGCTTGTAGTGATATAATCTGTGGAAGGGACGCTAAGTTTGGTGAAGAAGCAAATTGATTCCCGTTGAGTTGGGTTTCATTTGCAATTCCCATTCTTATAAGGTCCTGTGGTGTGAGACTGAATTCTCCTATGTCCGATAAATCACAGTCCATGAAAACTGTTTGATTCCCTAATGGTACACCCATAATCATATAATCCCCACTCTCGTTTGTTCTGACAGTATACTTGTAATACTTGTCATAAATTTGCATTACTGTTGGATTGGTAAGGACATCGGTTCTCGAAGGAAAAGTTCCCGTAGGAATGTGTGTTGAATATGATTTTTCATATGGAAGAAGATTGTATCTATAACCATCCTCGTTCTTCTCGTTTGTTGATTTGTATGGATATATCGATGATACGATGTCGTTATTTCTATCTTCTTCTTGGATTGGGACGAATACAGATACTTTCACGTTCGGAACACCATATCCTCCGTTTGCAACCACACGTCCAACCACAACACCATAATCAGCACAATTTCTTGTATAGATGTCCTCACTTTGTATCTTCATCGAGAGGATCTCTAAAAAATCGAACTCTTGATCAATCTGAACATTTAACGTTTGATCTTCTCCGATTTGAGTTTTAATTCTATAAGAATTGGCCATTCAGTGACTTTTTTGATAAATAGTTTAACCCCCATTTTCTAAGGAAATGGCGTACATTGTAATGATAATCTACTTGAACCGATAATAAACTTAAGAGAACTGAACGTTTTGGAAGTTCTTCACTTTCACTCTGATATCTTTGTTTGGATATCTTATTTGATACACCTGATTTGGTTGTGCAAATATGGTATCATCTACAGGTCTTATCTGTCTTGTAACATCGTTTGAATATGCCATTGAAGTTTGGAACCCTGAATATTGTCCTCCTACCTCATTGAATACATCGATGGCTGTTACGGTTATAACACCGTTCTCATCTTGAATCAAACTGTTCAATTGTGAGATGTATATGTTTTGACCTAAGTTTCTGATCTGCGGATCTAAGAAAGTAGAAACCTTATTAATGATATTAGTAATAACTTGTCCTTGGTTTTGTGTGGCATCTAAGACAACCGAAATATCTAAACTTAAATCGATAACTTCCGCAGTTTCAATAGAAATGTAGTCGTTCATCATTCTATAGTTTGATAGATAGTTTGCCAAGTTTTGTTTCAAGGTGTTCGAAACAATAGAAGTCAATTTACCTGTAGTGTCGTATGATAATATCTGAACGTTGATTTTGTTGTTGTTCTCCGTGATTGCAACTTTTGCAGGTGCTCCGAATTGAGAAGGCATCTTTCTTATCAAAGCTTCATAATCATTAACAGTTACCGCTCTGTTCTGTGAGGAAAAGTTGAATGCTACGTAGTTTCTTGTTTCTTCTACTGAAGGTTGTCCCGCTCCACCGATTGCAGCTGTAACGTTATTACATCTAAGTGAACTTGTTACTTGTTGGTTAATATTATCTGAAGGTCCGTTCACAAAGAAACTTACGGTTCCAACCTGATTGATAACGTTTGTACCTAAGTTTGTAGATAAACCACCACCTGTTCTATATTGAACAAACAATGTTGTGTTCGCTCTCAAAGCAGAACCTAAAGACATATTGTTTTGATACAGTTGTAGATTCAATGGAACTCCTAAAGTTGTGAATTGATTCAAAGCGTCTTGTGATGTATTTGTACCACCACCAAAAGTCATCTTGAGAAATCCTTCAGGTGTATATTCTGTAATGAATCTATCGTTTGTTTGGATGTACTTACCAACTTTGATTCCAGGCTGATCAGACACTTTGGTAGGATCTTCAACAAAAATTCTGTCCTCAGCTAAAGCATCCACTTCGTACCACCTATTGTCTACCCCTAAAAACTCATTAACTGTTGGTACTGTTGTATAACTTGTACCATCTTTCAGAAGTACACTTGTAACTCCAAGAACATTTTTTTCAGGTAGGAATAACTCCAAGAATGGTCTTACATCGGCTGGTCCAATAACTCTTTTGAATACTTTGGTGATACCGTTAACAACGACCTCTCTTTTAGTAATTGTATAGTTAACAATTCTATTACTTGAGTCGAAATTTGGAATCTTAAGTCTGTTTGGAAATCCTTGTGAATTATATGGTGAAGCAAAATCAATATCTTCAACATTCTCAAAAACTTGTCCTGCACCTACAACTTGAGATCCTCTTCTGAGTTGTCCCAAATATCTTTCATCTTCTTTGTCTCCAAATGCTGGAACTGTGATAGAAAAATCTACAAGAGCAACAGATGGTCTTTGTCCCGGTATTTTCAGACCATAAGTTCTGGCGATATTATAAATTGAAGACCTCTGTTGTGCATATTGTAATACGGTCTCTTGTATACTTCTATCAATGTGATAGTGTAAGTTGTCGGCTACGGCTGCGTTCAAATCTAAGAATACTGAAAATACAGAAGCGTCATTGAAGTTCTGTATAAGTTCAGGGTAATAAGTTCGAACATATTGTATGAGTTCTTCCCTTATACCTTCAAAGTCTCTGGTTGTATATGAAATTTTACGATTAGCCATTTATGTTAAATATTGATGATTACAAAATCACTGGTCGCAAATGTCGAATCTTGGATTGAGTACTCTATTTTTATTTTCGCAGTATATTCTGCAGTTCCTTTACCAGGGTATCTGTAAATTTGAGATGTCTGAGAGTTTACCTCCAATTGATCGGGTGACTCCTCTTTCGGATCTAATGGTTCGATCGTAATTCTATTAAGTAACAGGTTTGGAATATATTTCTCAACATTCGCCCTTATGTCTGATTCAATAGCATCAAAAGTCAAACCATCCATAGGTTCGAAAATGTATTCATACAACCTCGTTCCAAAGTCAGGTAGAAAATATCTTGCCCCTTTTCTCGTCAATAGAAGATTAATAAGATCCGCTCTTATTTCTTGATTTGCAGTATTAGTCAAATCTAAGTAGTCACCTCTAACTGAATCACGAAAAGGAAAATTTATACCATATGTAGTACCGTCTCCCATATAGTGATAAATATACTTGGATTATTTTTCAATTAAAGTAATAGTACCCCTTACGTGTTTAGGTTCATAGGGACAATGTCTACATCCTGATCCACAACAAAATCCTCTCCTTGCATGCCACTCTTCCGTAAAAACTTTCTTATCACCTTCCATATAAAAGTCAGAAGGGAGAAGTTGTTTCTTCTCCCCCTGACTGGTGTTCTTTATTTCTTTGGACATTATGCCATTACTATTTCACAAGCACCTCCCGCACAAGCAACTTCGCCTGATAGGTCTGTGTTATCGTCAGCCTCAACAATCTTTGAGAGGTCAACGTCTTTGAGAGTTTCCATCAACTCTTCATATTTTTCTTTAGTACAATCTTCGAATGGAGCTTGAATGTATGTTCCACCATCGTAAGGTAAAACAGAAAGACCATTATAGTGTTCTCTGTTTTCCCACATCCACTCACCTACCGCTGGCCACTCGTGTTCTCTGATTGAGATTGTTGCTGATACGTTGTGAGTATTGCTTCCTGTTCTGTGTCCACCTTTAACCCATTCAAGATGTACCTTCTTAACTCTTTCCAATAATTGAATTGGTGATTCGTTTCTTAGGATTGATCCTTCAGGTGCTTTTTGAGGGATTCCGATTACCGCAGTGTCGTGTGGTCTGAAATATTCATCCTCAATTAATTCAGGATGGTTATTCTTTAGGTGAGTATAAATTGCTTCATTCTTACCTACTCTCACTCTTCTGATGTAGTAGTCGTTGTGCCATGCGTGGATTCCTGATGATGTACCCAATGTAAGTGAAGTTGTACCTGCTGGTTTTACAGTTGTACATCTTGCCGCTTTATTGATACCAAGAATAGTTGCAACTCTTTCGTTCTCTTCTTTAACAACTTTAGCCGCCGCTTTCATATTCAAACCAAGAACCGCACCTGATCCGATACCTGTCATTGAGATACCAACAAGAGCATCTTTCTCTGTTGTTCTTTGCCAAATTGGTCTTAGATAATGGAAGTCTGTGTAACCTGCCTGAAGTGTTCCAATGAACGCTGCAGCTTTTACTCTTGCTTCGTAATCTTCTTGAGATACCACATTAGATACGTTTACTTCTGTAAGGTTACAGAATTGGAAAGGACGAAGTGCGATCTCACAACAAGGATTGGTTCCCCAATCTTTATCATTACTCAAATAGATACCAGGTTCACCAGCACCACTTGCTTCGATTCTTTTCCACAGATCCATAAAGTAATCTTTATCGATCTTGTGTCTCATCAGAGTTACAGAGTTGTTAGCTCTTCCTCTTTGTGGATTTGTTTCCCACCAAGCGCCACTCTTACAACCAATCATCTCATCATCAGATGCTGAGAATAAAGAGATAAGAGCTGCTCTTCTAATACCACCTGCAAGAACTGCGTCTGCAATATGACAAACCATATCATGAACTTCGATTGGTCTGAGTTTTTCACCATCTTGTTTTGATTCCAAGATTCCCTCAAGTTTGATAAGACATTCTTTCAAAGGTTGAGGACCGGGAGCTTTACCACCTGATGTTACAAGACGTGCTCCTTTTGGTCTGATATCTGAAAAATCAAATTCAATTTTTGAACCACCGAAGAAGTAAGATTTGATAAGAACCTTAACGGCATCTGCCCATCCTTCAATAGAGTCAGCAACTAACCATCTTCTTCCTCTTTCTTGATTAGGTTTTCTAATCTCAGGTAGTTGTTCTACGTGATGTTTTTGTACTGAGTAGCCAACACCTGTTCCACCTAATA